CTGTTAAAGGTCAGTTTGGATTAAAAACAAAGCAGTGCTTTACAATTGGAATAGTTAAAGATGGCAAAGTACAAAAGACGATGGTACTTACGCCAGAATTGATTGAAGAACAGTCATATGAAGATAATGTTGAAAATTGTTTTGAAGAGGCCATAGTATATCATGGACAAGAAAAAACCGGGACTATTTAATAAAGACTACCAAAAAGAATGGTCCGAGACTCACAAGTATAAACATATTCATACTGGCGAGTATTGCACTTTTGAAGCATACGTAGCTGAATTTATAGTTCTACGTAGAGCAGAAAAAATGAAGTTGCCAAGACCAGGGTATAAATTTTGGACTAAGGGCGATCCGAATCATTGGCTATGGAAGAAGCAATTTGGTGCTGCTAAACAGTTGAAAAAAAAATATGGTGAAGAAGCAGTGCTTCAGGCTATAAAATCTAAGGAATTTGATGGTTTGCTTGTTTTGGGTATCCAAAATGGCAGAGGCTACAAAATAAATCCGCTTGCAGAAAAAGTGGTTTTGATGTATCATAGTAGGATAGAGCAAGAGAAAAAGAAGCCAAAGCAAGAACCAGTTGATATTGTTGAAGAAATTAAAGAGGTTCGCACAAGACGAACACAGTCTGTTGGAAAGAACAAATCTATGTTTAACAAATTGAGGGATTTATGAGCAAGAAAAAGATTTCTGCAAAGTTTGCAGAAGATGTTATTAGCAATTCAATTGTCAGCAAGTATGGAGACGTTGTTCGCAGTGGCAAGGAAGTGCTGGATAGTATCAATGACCTACAAGTCATTGGGGTGTCACCAGCATTAGATATTGCCCTTGGTGGTGGCTTGCGTGAAGGATCGGTCGTAGTGATGACGGGTGATCCAAAGTCTGGAAAGACTACAACGTCTTTGCACTTTGCAGCAAAGTGTCAAGCTAGAGGTAAGAGAGTCATCTACATTGATACTGAAGGTAGAATGTCAGAGCAGAATTTTACTGGCATTACTGGTCTTGATCCAGATAAGATTCTTGTTATTCAGTCTACAAGTGATAGAATCCTCTCAGCAGAAGATTTCTTGAACATTATTGAATATTATATCAACAATGATCCAGGCTGTTTAATTATTACAGACTCATTATCCAATATGGTTCCAGCGTGTGAGCTAGAGGGAGAAGTCAGAACTGGTGTTCGCAATGCACTGCCAAGACTTCTATCTATGTTTTTTAAACGTATTAGTGGGACACTTATGAAGAACAAAGTTTTGCTTTTGTGCGTCACACATAATATTGCAAACACTGGTGGATCACCATATGCACCATCTAAGATGGCAGACTGTGGAAACATGCTACAGTATCAGGCTGGAACAAATATGGTGATTACTCATCGTGGAAAGTGGCAAGTACCAAAGGATTCTGGTCCACATGTTGGTCAAATTGCAAACTGGGTAATTAAAACATCAAATGCTGGTGGAAGACCAAACAGCACCGCTGAAAGCTGGATTAGGTATGGAACTGGCATTGATGAGGTACAGGAAATTGTGCAGATAGCATGTGAGTTTAGACTTATTAAGACTGCTGGAGCTTGGTATACAATCCAATGTGCCGTAGATGAACCAGCACATCCAGCTATTAAAGCATTCTTAGATTCTGAGTCAATAGATTCATCTTCTACTGAAGCAGTCGAAAGAGCGTTTAAGTTTCAGGGCTCAAACAATACTCTTGAATTCTTGAATAAGAATAAAGATATTGCCGAGTTCATTTATACAAAAATTGCAGAACTATACTGATGAATACAGAAACAAAAGTATGCAGAACGTGCAATATTGAAAAATGTTTATCTGAATACAGATTAGATCGTGGTGCTGTTTACTCTAGATGCAAAGAATGCTGCTCAAGAGATGCAAAGTTATTAAGAGATATCAAAAAACATGCTCCACCAAAACCAAAAAACGAACTATGCGAATGCTGCGGAAATTATACAACTAAATGGTATTGCGATCATGATCACAATACTTTACAATTTAGGGGTTGGGTTTGTTTTAACTGTAATCAAGGAGTAGGATTTCTAGGAGACAATATAAAAGGTGTACTGAAAGCACTGTGGTATTTAACAAAGAGGAAAATCAGTGAAAGTCTATGGCATAAATGGAAAAGAATATACCTGGAATCTTTTAAAGTACGATGTCAAAAAAGACAACAAGAGGCCAAGGTCAAAATATCATCTTAGAGCTAGAGAATTGTTATCAGAAATATTTCATAGCTATAGAATTCTTGAAGAGGTAAAATTACCAGGAAGCACAGCACTACACAGAAAAGGTGTTTTATATTTAGATTTTTATATACCACAGATTAAACGGGCATTTGAAGTTCACGGTCAACAGCACTATGAATATAGCTCATTCTTTCATAAAAGTAAGGCAGATTTCATACTTGCAAAAGCGAAAGATGAGGATAAAATAGAGTGGTGTAGACTTAACCATATTGGAATTACAACGCTAAAATATTCTGATAGCAAGGAAGATTGGAGAAAACAAATTGTCGGCATCTGAAGATCTAAAACAACATATTGAAGCTATTGATACATATATCAATGAAACAAATACAAGGTTTGCTTCATTTAAAGAAGAATTCCTTCTTCTTGCTGATATGGATCAAGATCAATTAAAAAAGCTAACACAAGAAGAAATATTTGATGCAGCATATGCATTGTATGGATATTCTTCATATGTGCAGGATGAAGTTAATAAGAATAAGATAGCATTGAACTGGTGTCATGAGAATATGGAGAGACTTATTGCACAGCACAGTGAAATGTTTGGTCAGTACACAAAGCATGAATCTAAAAAGCACATGCTTGCTAATGAGAATAGTTATGCAGCCAAGCTTGAACAGATGAGATTGGTTGCAGAGCATAGACTACAATCATTAGAAGGAAAAACATATGAGCTTAAAAGAAAAGCAGACATACTCTTAGAGAAAGGTAAGCGATCATGAATTTAGACGACCTTAAAGAGGCTTTGAAGTCTCTTAGTATAGAAGAAAAAATAGAGTTGTTATCAGCATTAGATACAAAGCATATATCCAGACAAGAACAATCTAAGCAACAAACAAACATACAAAAAGATGCTAATTGTATTGTTAATACAAAAGCAGAAACATCAGTCACTCAAAATAAAAGGAGAGAACCAGTGAGAGGTCGAGAAAATCGTTGGGAAGATACAGGTGAATTTAGGGATATTGAAACTCCAGAAGTAGAGCGTACACCTAGAAGACGAGCATCTCCTAGAAAGATAGATGTAGAATGTGCATCATGTGGTAAATCATTTAAGGTTGATAGCCGATTTGTATACGGAGAATACTATCGCTGCAATAGGTGTGGGAGCAAACGATAAGTGGCAGAATTAAATGATCTTGGTGCAGAAAGGGCTGTGCTTGCAGGATTAATGCAGCACGGCATTGATGCATATGTAGTAGTCTCAGACTTAATTAGTCATGAGACTTTTGATCATACAAACAATCAGATTCTATACAAGTGTATAGAGCATATTGTTACAAATGATCAATCTGTAGATATAGCATCAATACTGTCTGCTGCTGAACATTTTGGATTCTCAGAATCCATAAATACAAAACAAGAATTAAAGTATATCAAGTCATTGATGGACTTCCCGGTTAATCAAGACAATATACTTCCGTTTGCTGCTCAGATTAAAAAGTTTGAGTTTGCAAGGAAGATACAAAAATTAACCGACAAGATTCACAAAGACATAGACGACATAGATGGTACGGAGTCAATAAATGAAATTCTACAAATACTTGAAAACCCAGTTACAGATTTTCTACGTGAAGATGATGGTGGAGATCTGCCTGAAAAGATAGGTGAAGGCGTAGATGATTATGTGAAATTTCTAGCAGAAAATAAGTGCGACATTATTGGTATACCTACAGGTTTTACTAATTATGATCATGCAATTGGTGGTGGACTAAGAAGAAAATGTGTTGATCTTGTATCAGCAAGGCCGAAGGTTGGTAAGTCTGTATTTGCCGATAACGTTGCTCTCAATGTATCATCGAGAGGTACACCAGTTCTTGTATTAGACACAGAAATGTCTAAAGAAGATCATCTTAATAGAATCATTGCCAA